CAAGGAGTTAAGTACGACTTGTCTTTCTCCCGAGGTTCTGGCTCGCCGGAAACCTCTGTGTTCAATAGTATCGAGAACAAGTTTATCAACTTCCTAGCCCATAGGAATGCTGGTAAATGTCCTAAAGAAGCCTATCTAGCACTCGGTCTATTCGGAGGAGATGATGGCGTGTCATTTGATGTGAAGAGCGACGATTTAATCGCCGCCGCAGCATCAGTAGGCCAGCTATTCAAATCCAAAGACGTAGACTACCAGGAACCGATCACGTTCTTGTCCAGAACCTTTTGTCCGCAAATATGGACAGGAGGCCTGGACTCGGTGTGCGACATAGACAGAGCTGCTCGCAACTTCAATGTGACTCCAAAACTAGCGGCTGGAATCACACCTGTCGACAAACTCATCGAAAAGTCTCGTGGCTATTATCTGAGTGATAAAAACACCCCGATAGTAGGAGACATTGCCTCTGCTGTGATGCACATTTCGGAAACTGATCCTGACACACCATGCGACGTTAGCATGAATGGAGTCTCTAGCTGGTTCAGTAGGTACACAATGGATGTACAATTTCCGAACGACATAGACAGAGCAAACGATGTCCTTTGGATCGGAATTCCTCCCGATTACGACGTCAAGAAGCTTAGAAAATGGTTGAAAGAGATCATAGCTTCTGGCAAATCCAAGGAAGAGAAGTTAAAGGCTATCTGTGATGCTCCTTTTGTTTTCGACTCTAGAGAACTCCCAGTGACTGCTGAGCACCCAGCTGTATCTGACGACAAAGTCTTTACAGTAACTGGATGCGAGGCCAGTCCCAGCCCTAAGCCTACCCCAGAAGTCCCTGTGAAGGATGCTCCTTCAAGGACCGAAGAGAAGGCTAGTGAGCCCGACACTCCTTTTAGAGACCCATGTGCTGTGTGCGTAGCCGCTGGTAAGACCAACGTCAAACACACCGTCTCTAAGTGTTGGGCAGGACTGAGCGCCGAGGAGCGGGCTGAAAAACAGCGCGCTATAACTCCGAAAGGCGAAGGGAAACCCGTGAAGGAGAAGAAAAAGGATCAGAGCCCAAAGTCCGCTAAGAAGTAGAATCTTCTTAGCAAACGTCTTCAATAAGCGAATGAAGGGTTCGATTCCCTTGTTTAGTTTTTACACAGGTTGGTCTACTGTTGAGGATGA